TAGGACTCCTCAATGCGATAGCGAACGAGACCAAATGAAACGCGTCTGCGGCGATTGTCAATTATGCTGCAAGCTCTTGCCGGTTAGGGAACTCCACAAAAAGGCCGGCGAGCGTTGCCAATATCAACGCTTCCACAAGGGCTGCGGCATCTATCCTAACCGCCCCGCGGCTTGCGCCACTTGGTCCTGTCAATGGCTAGTCAACCCCGAGACCAGCGCCCTACCGAGACCGGATCGCAGCCATTATGTTATTGACAGTCTTCCGGATTACGTCAGCTTCGTACCTCACGGCGGCGGGAAGCCGACCGAGGTCCCCGTAGTTCAAATTTGGATCGACCCCGACTATCCGGACGCCTACCGAAGCCCTTCGCTACTTGCCTTCCTTGAACGACTAGCAGAGCGCTACGGCGCCGGCGCCATAATCCGCTTAAATGAACGAGACGCCGTTACGCTCTTTGCCCCAATCTTGACCGGCGAAAAGGAGTGGGTCGAGCTAACAGGCGGGAGCGAGGCCGAACATTCGCCGCGCCAAATTCGCGAGGCCTTAGAGGCCTCAATCGAGACAACCAAAGAAGAGCCGCCCACGAGCCCCAACCTAGCGGAAGGAGTACACACGCCATGGCCAGAAAACCCGAGACTACCGAACGATTCAAAGTCTCATTTGAGGCGCGAAGCGATTCATTCGGACAAATCTTAATCGCGCTAGAGCGCTTCGGCGTCCATAACATCGGCTACGAGATTATAACGGACGTGCCGACTTACCATAAGAACAACTCGGAGAACGACAAACCACGAACGAGAACGGCCCAAAAATACACCGCTCTTTTTCTCAAATCTATCCAGGATAGTGGGACTTTGTCCTTTACAGAACTAACCAAAATTGCTTCGGAAAACGGTCTTGCCCCTACTAGCGTCAACCACTTCCTAAACCAGCTACTAGACAATGGAACCATAAAACGCGCCAAAAGAGGCCGCTACACACTTAGCGACGAAACCCCACCAACAAAACACAAATCGCGCAAGGAAGGAGCCCTGCCGTTTATTATCGCCCTTCTCGCCAAGAAGGGAGCAATGGCGCCCGGCAATATCGGCCAAGAACTAATGAAAGGCGGCTTTAGCGCAGCTACGGTCAACTCCGCCCTCGCCAGACTACGCAAAACTCTAAAGGTCACGCGCAAAGAAAACGGCCTGTACACGCTCGTCGAGCCTCCGGCCTACACGAACGGCCCGGCCGTGTCGCCCTTGGAGTAGGCAACAATGCGAACTATTCGAGTCTATCGCTCGTATAACTTCGTCACGCGCGACCCGATTCTCGACGTCGTTCGCCAAATCTTGGACGACAGCGGCGAATCATACAAAAAGGTACACGAGCTATCGGGCGTCTCGGCGACCACGCTACACAATTGGACGTGGGGCCAAACGAAAAGACCACAACACGCAACCATTGCCGCTGTCGTGTACGCCCTCGGCGGCCGGATCGTCGTGCTCGATAATCACGGCGTAGAAATTAAACCGCCAAAAACGCCGCGCGCTCCGCGGCGTCGACGCCGTAGGAAGAATGGCGCATGAACCTCGCTCCACGTGAAACGCGGAGGTTCTCTCGCTAGGCAATCGGCCCGATTGAATTACTCGTCGCCGACGCGCTCCCGCTTGCGTTAGTGCCCGTAACAACACAAGTGATATTCGTCCCAATGTCGCCGGCTACCGTCGTGTAGCTAACGCCAGTCGAGCCCGCAATATCCGTCGCATTGCCTTGCCATTGGTAAGTAATAGCCGCGCCACCCGTCCAAGTTCCCGGATCACACGTCAACACCGAACCCACCGACGTGTTCCCGCTCACTACCGGCGGCGAGCTATTCGTCGGCGCAACCGGCGGCGAGGCGAGCGTCTTTAGGATATCCATTTGTGTGGTAATCGGAGCGAGCCCCGAGCCTACCAAACACGAATTGACCGACCCAACCGGTAACGCTGTAAAAACAAGCGAAGCAATAACGTCGTATGGCGTGTCGACTTGAGGGGGAGGGGGAGGAGGGGGAGTCGACTGCTTAACCGCTTCCGCCGGACTCGACACTGGCGCCGCTGGCGGCGGAGTCGCGGGAGCCGGAGCTTGCGGCGCTGGAGCCGAAGCGGGCGGAACTTGCGGCGCTGGAGCCGCCGTCGTTTGGTCGGTCATTTTGAAGCCTCCGTTTATTGCTCAAGGCCGGCGCGCTCGAACGCGCCGGCATCCTTGTTACGCAATTGGTCTAACGTCAACTCGTTTCCTCGAACGTCGACGAAGCGATCTATCGGTAGCTTGCCTAGCCGAAACAACTTGCCCCGCGTCGGCCCGAGCGCCTCGTCTTGAACCGCAGCGCTTTGCCCGCGAAGCCAACTATCAAAGCGACCCGTCGGAGCCGCCGAGCCCGGCACAACCGGAATCACCATACAACGGCAATTGAAATGAAGCGGCGGACGCTCCCCCGAATTGGCGGGGTAGATTTTGCCGTCTCGCGACATACACGCAAAACACGTTGCCGTATCAAGCACGGCCACCCATTGAACACCGCCGAAGCTGTCCGCGTTCCCGCCGAACAACATATCGGCAACGGTACTAGCAACCTGATTTACTAACGTACGAGTCAACCGCTCCGCCGCCGACCGTACCGTCGATAGAAGCCCGTTTCGATAATTCGCGAGCGCGGTTCCCCTAAGCGTGCCGATAATATCGTCCATACTATCGCCACTAGCTAAACCGCGTTGCAGCGCTTGACGTATGACGTTTAGCTTTCGCTCTTCCTGCCCCTGGATAACGTCGTCCAACAAATTAGCGAAAGTTGGCGTTTTGCGGGCTCGACTCCACACATCGCTTAGATTCGGCAAGGCCGGCTTTTCGCCGGTCAAAAACTGAAGCATCCTTCCCTGATAATCAACCTCGTAAGCCGCCGTCTCCTTCAACCAATCTTCAAGCTCGGATTGGTACGCGTCATAAGCGGCGCTGTTTATTTGCTGAATCCGCCTAAGCACCCACCTAAAATTACCCTGCAACGCGTCCGGATGTGACGCCAAAAAGTCGATTATCTTTTGGTCGCCGTCATCCAAGAACGGAACGGCCTTGTTTACTATCTCCGAACCGTGCCGCTGAATACCAATCTTGTGCCGAATCTGAGAGTCGCGAATCCCGGTCGCCGTAAATTGCGCCGTGGCCGCGTCGCCCTTGGCCACTTATTGCGACCCCGGCGGCGGAGCCGGAGCCATTGCCGGAACCGGAACCATACCCACGTCGGTAGGCGTCCCTTGGGTCTCGCCGGGCGAGAACACGGCCGGACCGCGAGCGCTCGGCGGAAGCGCCGGAGGCTCCGCCTGTTCGAGAAGAACAGACGGAGGCGGAGCGCCGGGTATGCCGCCGCCGGGTCCCTGATTGATACCCATTTTGAGGCCGGGCGTTGTCGGCGGACCGAGCGGGTTCTCGACCTCGATAAGCGCCAATTCTTCGCCAGCCTCGCGGTCGGGCGACGCAATCTCGCCGCGCTGTAGGTTCTCGTAGAGCGTCCGGTAGCTAATCGCGCCGGCTTGCCACATTGTAACTAGCTCAATCCCTTCCTTCGGCTGCATTGCCGCGTCGACAAATTTTAGATTAGGAACGACGACAACCTCGACAGGGTTCGCGCCGACATACATAGCGGCAAAACGCAAAGCCTTCTCAAGAGCCGCGGCGCTCGATAGCGCAATCGTGGTCAATGTCGCCCCCGATTGCGCATAGCGCAAGCGAAGCGCGTCGCCCGTCTCGTATCCAGAATTAACGTCGAACATTTGTGCGCCGGCCGAGATAGCGTTATGCATCTCGTCTTGCAGCGCTTGCCTATGAGCGTTAATTCCGGTACCACGCGGGCCGATATATTTCGCGTCCTGCCCCGGACCAAAGCCTAAAATGGTGCCGGAGCCGACGTTCTTCGGTAATGCCGCTTGCTCCGGCAACCCCGTGCAAACAAGCGTCTCCTGTCCGCTCCAGAACAATTGGTGTCGATAATCGGCGTCAAGCCGATACATGGCGACCGCGGACTCCGCCAGCCCAATAAGCGGCGGCTGTTGGGGAGTAACATTCAAGTCGAACGGATTCGCCACAACGAAAGGAATGTCCGTAAACGGCTTACCGCCAAACCGCTGCGGGATAATATCCGCGACAAGTTGGTGATATTGGTACTCTTGAGCGTGATAGATGCCAAGGTCGTCGAGAACGAGGCACCTATGTTGAATGCGCGGAACCCAAATAAACCCGAACCGCTTCATTCCAGACTCGTCGAGCACGTAAAAATCGCGCGAGCGAGACCAATTAATCAGCATTTCCGCGGTATAGCCGACGAGATACGGAATATCGGCCCCCGTCGACGAAGCGTCGCACAAAATGCCGTATCGACCTTGTGTTAGAAGCTCCGTCGTGATTTGCCGGTGAAACGTTTCAAGCGGCATTCCGTCACGAGTAGCGCTTTCCATTATCGGCTTTAGTTGTTCCGGCAACACGACTTGCGCCGGGATACGATGTATCAAACCGACCATGCCCCTAATCGTCGGCGAAACAATATTCGGAAACTTGGCGCGCTGCAAATACGCCGCATACATCGGCCCGCCGTCCGCGCCTTGGTCGATAAAGCCCGACGGTATCGGTAGGTACTTCGGCCCCATTATTTTAACCGCGTGGGTCCCGCGCACCGTATCGCGCATAGTTTTCCACTCGTCTATGTGGTCTAAATAAAACGGGTGGAAGGTTCCTACCGTTGCCATTTAATACTGCCCCACGACCTTGCCAACGATAGGAGCAAAGGGGATAACGAGAAGCTCGTTAAAGGCATCAGCCGCAGCGTCGGCTTGGTCGTCGTGCGGAGCGGCCGGAACCATGGAAAGCTCCTCGATAAATTCCGCGTTCCAACGGCCCTCGATTAGCGTCACGTTGCCGGCTTCACATTGCGCCGCGAAAGGTTCCCAACGTACGACCTTGGCCCCCGAGACCGGGCGCAAATAAACCGAGTAGCCCGCCAAACTCCGCGCAAGGTATTGGCCTTGCGCCTTGCCGGCTTGGCCGGGGTCCTGCGGAAGCCTAATCCTCGTCGGATACACGGCGCTATCTTGTAGTGCCGCGTTCATTATCGCTTGCTCAACCCGCCCCGGCGTCGCGCGCATTCTAACGACGTCCTCAACGTAGTAACAGCCGACATTGTCACGCGACATTAGAACGCCAACCGTCCAAGACGGATCGTTGTGCGCAAGTTGCTCCGTTGCCGCGAGGTCCCACGCTCTCACGCGGCGAACCCGATTGGGCACCGATACCGCCGTCTTGAACCACGACCGCTGAAAGAGGCCGCCGGTCCGCGGCGCTGGCCGTTGCTGATATTGCGCAGCGATAGCAAAGGAACCCATTGCCACTTTGTCGCGCTCGATAACATGGCGCGGAAACCGGTCCGGAAACAATAGCTCGCCGTCTTCCTTGCGCGGGTCTTGCGAGTAGACGACTTGCGTGTGAGCTACGTTAAAATCCCGCTCCTCGCCCGCGTCCGTCGGCTGGAAGTCCTCCGGATACCATTGTTGACGCCTCGCGACATATCGCGCCTTTATCGGCTCGACGCCAGCCCTCGGGACAATCGTATAACAACGCCGCTCCGGCTCGAACTCCATTGGCAAATTAACGTGGACGTAGCCTTGTTCGAGCGCCACGCCAGCGCAATCATTCGAATGGAGCCGTTGCATAATCAAAATAATAGCGCTCGTCTTCGGGTCGATAACCCGCGAGGGAACCGACTCCCGAAAGATACGCGCAACGCGCTCCCGCTCCGTCGGACTCTCGGCCGTCTCAGTCGTGTGCGGGTCGTCGATTTTTACCCTATGACCTCGGCCGCCAGTCAACGACTCGAACGGAACGCCGTCTCGCGAGCCGGTCCGATTATTAGCGAACGAGGTCTCGCCCATTCGCGTTAAGCGAACATGAGGCCATAAAGCTTGATACCACGTACTCGCCACGAGGTCGCGAGTCCGTCGACAGTCGCGCTTTACAAACTTCTCGCTATGCGAAGTCGATATCTCGCGCATATGCGTGAGGTTCTTCGGTCCCCACTCCCACGCTAAATGAAAAACCGAAACTAATAACGATTTCATCGTACCCGTGGGTACGTTGAACACTATCCGATTAATCTGCCCGGCGGTTACGGCTTCAAGGTGTTCGCAAATGCAGTCGATATGCCATCCATGAGCGTAATTGTCGACCGGTTCGAGAACGCGCCACGCCTCACGCACAAATCCCGCAAGCCGACCGCAGCGCTCCCTTATCCCGTCCGCCTCTCGTTCAACCTTCCTCCTTAGAAGCTCGGTTCGAACTTCCGCAAGCGAGGTAGCCGCGCCGCGTATTACGACAGGATCGCCGGAAAGCTCTCGCAAGCTACGCCGCCCTTTCGATTAGCGCCTCTAGCTCGGAAAGCTCCGCCTCGGTTAGCTTCGAAAGGTCGATAACCGGTATCGAGCCGCCGGGACCAACGCCAGCGACTTGCGTTTGCTTCGAGTAGCCGCGACCCTTTCCCTTCGTCATCAAAAGAAAATGTTGGTCTTTTTGATCGCCCAATTCGGCCCTACGCACTACTTGCGATTCGCAAATGTCGAGAACCGTCTCCAGACACGTCTGCTGAATCTGTCTCAACTCCGGAGACCGCTGTATCGCGTTGCCTACCGCCTGTCGCGAGCACGTCCGATTGTACGTCTTCGCTAGAAGTCGCGCCGTGTCCGCTAACGAGCCCCTCGCCGCAATTAATGCCGGCTTGATTCGCTCGTCCGTCCAAAATAACGGGGCTCCGAATCTCTCTAGGGGCATGTTCTTCCTCCGCTTTGATTACCCCGACGTAGTCGCTCCAATCCGTGACCGGAGCCCAAACCACGTCGGGCGAAAGTCCGAGTTGCCGGCTTAGTTCCATCATGGTCCGCATGGAATTGTCCCGTACCGCGAGGTACGGCGAGACCATGGCGCGCTTTTCCTTCATTACGACCGGGCCGAAATGAGCAACCGCCTCGCTCGCTGTCGAGAACGTCGCGTAGGCTTGGCAGTAGAGCGCCACAGTGTCGGCGTGCCGCTCCGTTACGCGCGTCCGGTCGACCTCTAACCAAATGGTATTCCAGCGCTCCAGCGCCGCACCGCTCAAATGGGCCGGGGCCATAGGTATCATTTCTTTGCCTTCGCCGACCTCGTTTTCGCGGCCTTCCGAGCGCCAGCAATGCGCCGGGCAACCTTGCTGGCCTCCTTGTGGCTCCCGTGCTTGGCGACA